TACCATATCTCCAACTTTCATCCAACCCATCAGTAGCTATCTTAACAGCAGCTAATCTTCCTCTAGCTCTAGTGTCTATTTTAGTTGTAGAAGAAGTAACAGTAAAAGGCCCTAATGGTGATGAAGTAGCTGTTGATTGAGGATATCTATTTACAAATATAGTAACCTGCGCATCTCCACTTAATGATTTAAAGTCAGGTATAAATCTAGATACGCTCATAAAATATTGTCCTTCTCCTTCAGCTCCTATTTCAAATTCTCCTGATTGTATGTAAGATGAAATAGCTGTTTCTGTACCATCAGCATTTTCCTGATTAACACCTGTTTCGTGTTGATATAAAATTGTAGCTCCATTAGATATACCATTTACTGTAGGGTAAGTTGGTGTAAGCGATGCTTGATAGTCTGTTGCAAAAGGTGCAGCATAAACTGTTGAACCTTCCCAAGTTGTTCTATCTAGTGAGCTTGTTGTCCAAACATTTTCAGCATAGTTATAAGTTACACATCTATCAATTTGAGTTGAATTTGCTTTTGGATAAAACCAATTTACTTCTGAATATAGTTCATTAATACCAGCATAAATAATCTCACCTGAATTAAAGTTTAAACCTAAATCTCCTGCTCCATTATTTGTAAATACAAAGTCTTCTACTAAACAAGGAACAGCTTTTACAGTTCCATCGTAAACATAAAATCCTCCAGTAGCTCCAATCCACCACATACCCCCATTTGCATAAACGGCTGCGTGTTGAGAAATAAGTCCAGCATTAGATGCAACTTTACGAATACTAAATGTAAAAGGTGGTCCAACAAAGTCCATACGGTACGTAGCTGTATCTGTAAATACCATTATATAATCTTTACCTTTACAAGCTCCTATAATTTTAGTTCCATCATCTAGTTGAAATGTACCTGCCGTATTTACAGACGTTGGAGCATATATATTATAGTTTTCTTGAGTAGAAAATCTAATAAACATTTTGTCTTGGGTACCTGCATTACCAATAGTTGTTTCTGTTCCTAAATGAATTAAATGTCGGTCTCTGTCTGAAACAATAGACATTACAGAACGAGAAGGCATATTAGTGTTTACAACGGCTCTTGTAGTAAGAGCATTAGAAACTGAAGGATCCCAAGTAAATGATCTACCATTACTAATAGTAGCAATTAAAATTTGTCCCCAATTATCAAGTGACCAATTTGCAGGTTCTAGTGTTAATATAGAAGACGTAGAGGCTTCTCCCCACGCAATATATAATTCTACAGAAGAACCGTCTGAATGAGCAGATCTAGTTCCTGCAACATCTCTAGTAATATTATTTAAATTATTTCCAGTAATTCCATTATATGAAATAAACTCTGATCCAACTTTTATAGTACCAGACGAAGTAAACCCTGTTGTCGAAGTTAAAGTTATATCTGTACCAGAACCTCCTGTACCAAAAGCATTATCTAATAATGCACCATTTAAAGTTGAAAGAACAGCGGAAGCTCCACCAAAAGATGCGGTTCCCCAACCATAACCATAAGTTTGATTTAAAGGACCAATAGGCTCATAAGGATGTACATCTAAAGTACCATCAGTTGTTGCTCCAGTCCCTGTCTCTGCAGTAGGCATTGTAATTGTAAAAGTATTAGATGAAGGAACCGTTTGTACTTCAAATAATACATCATCAAAATCTGTTGCTGTGTAGTCGGTGTCGGGTGATGTAAAAGAACCTGCATTTGCAAAAGTAACTATGGCACCTGCTAATAAAGCATGTCCTGACGGTGTTGTAATAGTTACAGTTGTAGATCCATTCGTTGTTGTTATACTAGAACCCACAGAATAATTGTCTGTCTGTAAAGGTGTAATATCGTAAAAAGCACCTTCGTAATAAATAATTAATAGTTTATTAGTACCTAATGCAGAAAATTTACGTCCACTTAGATCTGACCAAACATGTTGGTCTCTAGCAGCTCCTACAATAGTAGAGCTTGATCCAGAAACTAGATTTCTCCATCCACCTATTTTTTCAGGCATACCATATCTAAATCTAACAAAGTCTCCATCTATCCACTGACTCATAGCATCTGACTCTGTAGCTTGTTTATTATATCCTGGTGTTATCTGTACTTTTCTTAATGGCATGCACAGATTATAACATTATCAATAACTTAAATAAAGGTAACAGTTATTTAAAGAATATTACTTACCTTTTTTGTTTTAAATGCAAGGGTAATTCTTGGAGTAGAATATTCTTTAGGATCTAATCCTCTATGACTCCATTCTGCTGGAAATATAATCAATCTATTTTGTACAAAATCGATCGATTGTATATTGTTTATATCATTATTAATTTGTATTTGAAATTGTCCAGAATTTAATTGTAATGTTTTAGATGTCATTAAAAGTATAGTTGTATCTCCATCGTCTTTATGAAATTCGCCAGGCATGCCAACGTAATGTACGTTAATATATACTCTTAAAAAACCTATTTTGTAATTTATTTGTTTTTGTACTTTAAAACATAAAAACTGTATTAAAGGATCATACAAATCTAAATCAGATTTATAAAAAGGAGCTCCAATACCAGAACCTAATGAAGAATGCCCAAAATAATGAGGAACCTCTAAAAAATGTTTTTCTAAATATTTAGATAAATCATTTTCTAAAAAATTATCTAATATTTTAATCATTTTTAATTCCAGAGTTTATATAGGATACACATTTAAAGTCAACAGATTTTGTTGGAAATATAAGTAATCTTAAGATTTGTTTTATCTAAATTTGCATAACTTTCGCGAACAAAATTAAAAGCAATTGTTACTCTATCTTTTGTATAATTAAATTTTTTTACTTCATGCCATAGATGTCCATGAAATAGTACAAATTTACCTGCCTCTTCTGCAACTGTTAAATCATATTGTGGAAAATAAGTTCCTGGACCAGGGCCATCGGTTAAATACAAAATACCAGAAAAAGCTGTGCTACCTGTGTGAGAATGTAACTTAGCATAGTCATTGTTATTATAAATATTGCCCCAAACTTCATGTACAATAAAATTTTCTTGAAACACGGTATATATTTGTTTTTTTATAGTTTTTAAAAAATTATGAAAATGAATATTCCCTTTTAAATAATCAAACTGAGTATGTTTAGCTATTACATTTGTATAAGTATGAAAATAATCAGTACAGGCATATACATCTTTTTTTAAATTATCTATAATTAAAGTATCTTCTATTTTATCTATTAAAATAAAAGTTTGTAGATCAATATTTTTTTTTAATAATTCCATTATTTTATATATATTTCATTACCTAAAACTAAAGCATCTAGTTTAGAGTTATTAAATACTTGCAAAGCATAGACGGGTTTAGAACATATAGGGAATCCATTTACATTTAAAGAAGTATTTAACAGCATTGGAACACCTGTTAATTTATAAAATTTTTGTAAAAGATCGTAATATAAATTATTGTTATTATAATTAACTGTTTGTATTCTACAAGTTCCATCTATATGTGTTATAGAAGGAAAATTTATTTTATCTTTAATACTAGAAACATATAACATATATTCACTAGTTCCTTCAAAATCAAAATATTCTTTTACTTTATCCTCTATAATCGAAGCACCAAAAGGTCTAAACCATTCTCTATTTTTAACATTCTTATTTATAATATCTTTGCCTTCTTTTATACCAGGATGCATTAAAATAGATCTATTACCTAAAGCTCTTGGTCCTAACTCTCCGTTTCCTTGATACCATCCTATTATCTTACCTTTAGAAAGTAATTCAGCTGTTTTTAAAATAGTTTTTTCTGTTGCTGTATTCTTAGGAGATATATCGTTTTGCCAATAAGGAAAATTTTTGTTTTCAAAAGGTTCTTGTTTATATTCTCTTCTTAAAAATTCAATTAAACCTAATGATAAACCATCATCAGGACAATGAGGAGGTATATATAAATTTTTATACTTCTTTTTTAACTGACCATTAATAACTGAGTTTTGAGCAACTCCTCCAGAATAAGTTATAACTTTATCTTTAGTTGTGTTTTTATCAAAAAAATCTAACACTATTTCTTCAAGTTTATTATGAACAGAAGTTAAATAGTTTAGAGGATTTTTCTTAGTTACAGAATTAGTTGTTATATATTTTCTGTAACTCATAAGCTTACGCACTTCTGTAATGTCATTTTTAAATAAAGCATAATATTCTTGATTAATTTTTCCAAAAGATTTTAAACCCATAAGTTTTCCTGCTTGATCTGCCCAATGGCCTTTAATATTATTTAAATTAGCTATTTCACCAGTTAAACATCTTCCTATAGATTCAGCCTCATCTAATTCATAAGTTTTAATTAATTTATCTTGTGAAAAGATAGAGTATGTTTTTTCAAAATCTCCAACCCCATCTAAAACAAAATCAATATCTGATTTGTTTACTAAGGGCCACATGCTTAATGAGTGACAATAATGATGATCTATTTTAAAAAAAGGACATTTAAATTTATTAAAGAACCAATCAGTTGGTTTTAATTCTTCAACTAAATTTTTACTATAATAAGGTAGATCAAAGTTATTCATATCCGTAACGTAAGCTACGGCATTTATTTTAGAAGGATTAATATTCCATTTATCTAATACATATTGAATAAAATAATAATCAATACATCCTAAATGTTTTTGATTAAATTCTCTTTCTAATTTTAAATATTTAACTTTAGTTCCACTACTGTATGCTATGTTAGCATCGTGATTTCTAAAAGAGATACCAAGAAAATTCATTGTTTTTAGAACCACTTCAAAGAATGTTCATTTATTCCATATAGTTTTCTTTTGTCTTTAAACCATTCTTTGTGAGGTCCATCAGCATCTACATAATGTAAAAAAGATTGTGCATGCCAATCTCCTTTAAAAGTTTCTCTTCTATGGGGTATTTCGCAACCTAAATAAAGAGCCGCATCTCCTGGTTCTAAATTGATTTCTGAATCATCCATGTAAATAGGCCAAGGAGAGCCATCTGAACCTATCATAATTGTAGCACTTATTTCACAAGCAGGTCTATCTTTATGTTTTTTTAAATCTGCGTTTTGTGTGTACATTCTCCAAAAAGCATAAGTAGGTTTTAAATTTAATCCTGTTTCTTTTTGCATTATTTCAAGTTTATTTACCATTAACGATTCCATTACAGCATCTCCGTAAAAATAAGTGTCTCCATTATCGTTTTGAGTCATATCAAAAGAATCCATATTAACTCTATGTCTTATTCTGCAATAATCTTTTAACAAATTAATTTCTTCTTTAGTTAAGAAATTTTTTACAACTTTATATTTAAATTCTCTTATACTGCCCATGCCACTACCGAATATCTTGTTCCTTTAATTACAGGTTTTACAGAATGTGGATATAAGAAACTACTTGGCCATACAATAAGTCTGTTAGGTTTTGTTTCTACTTGCCGTTCATTAGATTTATTAAGATCTCTAAAAGATAAATTTCCTCCTTCGTAATCATTATTTAATAATAAAATGCAACTTAAAGTTCTTGGAAACTCATTGTAATGATCTGTATGCCAAGTATAAAAACCGCCTTGTTCATATTTTAAAACAGCAATGTCAGTTATTTTTTCAAACACATATCCTTCAATATCTAATTCTTTTGTATATCGTTTAAGAAAATCAAAAAAACATCCATATAGTAAATTGTGCCAATGAACTTGTGATAAAGAATTATCTAAATTAGATAAAGGTAAAGTATAAGTTTTACGTATATTAAAATTTACTTCCCCATGTCCAACTCTAGCTTCATTAAATTTATTTAAATTTATGTAACGTAGAAAGTTTCCTATAATATTCCAAGGCAATACGTTATCATATACTTTAATTGCGTCTTTTAATTCCATGTTTTCTTTTTCCAAAATTTCTTTTTATATCTTTCTATAAAAGTAAGCTCATAAAAAACATTTCTTTTTTGAATGACAGATTGTTTAGTAGAAGATATTTCCATTTTCCACGAATCTCTTTTAAAAGGTATTACTTGTACATAAGGAGTGCCTTTTTTTATTATAGTATCTAAATGAGGATACTTATCTCCATTTACAATAAATGGAAAATTTATTTCTTTATTAAAAGAATCTGTATCCACAATCCCTGGTATAATAGAAAATCGATCATCAGTATTATTTAAAGGGGGAACAAACAAACAAGAATAACCTGGAGGTGTAGTTATCGTCCAAGGGTTTAGTATTTTATTAATACCTTGATGTTTATTTTTTTCATTTAGCGGAGATCCTTTAAGCTGATCAGAATTATGTACCTCT